GTTCCCCAGGTCGTTTACAGAAAAAGGGATAGGCGGGGGCTTTGCGTGCCGCTCCCTCGCTATGCCGTCTATTTGCCCCGTACAGGCGTTTTATTGTTTAGGGTATAAATATATAGCCTGCTGCCCTTAAAACGTCTCTACGGGCTTTCTACGGCTTCATTTTCTCTAATAGCTCTGTTAAAGCTGCTGCCGCTTGCTTATGCTCTGTAATTTGCCTACCCTCTTTTACTCTCTTTATGCTGCCGTCGTCTGCAAAGTATGTTTTATTATTCTGCTGCAAGTGCTCCAGGTCGTGGCAATTATGGCATAAGGCTTCAAGGTTCGCCCAATTAAGCGCAATGTTAGGATCGTTTATATTATCGGGCGTTAAGTAGGTCTTATGGTGGCATATTACAGCCACACCCCCGCACCTTTCGCACACGTAATGCTTGCTTTGCATATAACCTTTACTACAGCTTTGCCAGGCTTTGCCTTTGTAAAAGGATCGTGCAAACTCTCTCATTATTCCCCCTGGTTCGGCTGCGGCTGTGTCCTGGCTTTAAGGGTAATTGCAGCAAGTAGGCTTGTAATAGTCCTGTTTAGCTTCTCGTCGTCTGCGTGGTCGCTGTAATACCATAACAGCAATATAAAGCCGCTCACGGTCTTAACAAGGGGTTCTGCTGCCTGGTTCGCTTCTTTAAGCCCCGTTGTAAGCTCAATATAGCCAGGCAATGCAGCAAGCAAGCTGGTTATAAGGTCGTCGTTGTCTGTCGTATCTACTCGCAATACGTCTTTTGCTTCTGCAAGTGTCATATTTATTACCTCACTTTCAAAAAAGGGCGCAAGGCTTTGTTTTGCCCTACGCCCCTTGCATAGCTGGTTTAGTCTGTCGGCTCTGTCGTTACGGTAATTTCTACCGTGTTGCCGTCGCTTAAGGTTGCCACGCCGCTGGTAATTGCGCCGCCCTCACCCGTGTAAAGGATAATAGCTGTTACGCTTGCCCCGTCTGCGCCGTCGTCGCCCTTTTCTCCATTGATATTAAAGGCTTTGGCAATGTTATTAAGCACTTCGTCTACTGTCTTGCCGCTGGGTGCCGTGCCGCCTGTGTTGCACTTCTTACCCAGGTTCTTAAGAGCTTCAAGGGTTCTGCTCATATCGCACACCCCCTTTTATGCCGTTGCAATGTACAGCTTAACGAAAGCGTCGGCAATGATCGGCTTACAATCGGCAATAGCCATAGCCCTATAATCAATTAAGCCCTTTCTAAAGCCGCTGTCCTTGCTGGTCTCAATTACGATACCCTCGGGCATATTGTATCCCAGGTACTTGCTGTAGTTACCCAGGTAAATTACATCGTCGGCTATGTTGTCGTCGATAACAACGTCAAAGCCTAAAATGCGCCCTACGTCGCCCGCTGCCTTTTCTCCCAGGGTCTTTGCTACAAAGATCGGTTGGGCGTTGCTGTCGTTCATCTTGAAAAAGACGTTGTACAGGGTCTTATTGTTCATAGCCCACTTTGCGCCCTGGGCGTAGCCCCTCTTAAGAAGTGCTGCGGTGTCTACTACGTCGTCGTAAGTGATCGTGCCGCCGTTTGCAATCTCAATAGCGTTCTGTGTGCTGCCGCTGGTCTTTACCCAGGTAACGCCGCTTTCAAGCCCTGTACCCTGTCCGCTGCCCGTACCGTTTACAAGTGCGTCTGCGATACACTCCATTACGCAAGCTGTAAGCTCATCGGTAAGATAGCTTTCAAAAGCTGCAATGCTCATCTTGCGCACCTTTGCGGAAATGGAGAAAATTTTAATAATCTCGTAGCCGTCAAAGGTAATGTTTGAAACTGTAGCCTTTTCGGTTTCTACAGCGTCGCCCTCGGTGTGCCAGCTTGCCTTGCTGCTCGGTGTACCGATAGGGATAGCAATTTTAGTAGGAACGGCAAAAGCCCTACACTCTCCCATAAGTCCGCCAATAGTGCGGGCTTTCTTGATGATCTCGTTAAGCATAGCTGTAGGAAGTACAGCCGCTGCGTTTGTGCTGGTGTTGTAGTCGTCGTTGCGCTTCTCGGCTTCTTTCATAGCCACGTTGTAAGCGTCCTTTTCTACGTCGGAAAGCTGCTGCCCCATAAGAGACTTAAGGAAAGCGTTTCTGTACTCTCTCGTATCAAAAACGGTCTCTGCGTCAAAGGTAGGCTTTGCGCCCTGGCTCTGTCCTGTAATCACGTTTACAGCTGCGCCCCTCTGCTCTGCTGCCTTGTCTGCAAGGTTCGCTTTCGCTTCCTTAATGCCTGTAAGCTCAATGTTAAGGGCGTTAATGTCTACGTTTGCGTCACGCTCAATAAGCCCCTTAATCTCTGCTGCTCTCTGCTCCAGCTGCTCCAGGGTGTAGCCCTTGTAATGGTTAAATGCTTCTGCTACTGTCTTAAAATTCATATTTTTATACCTCTACTTTCATAATATCGTTGCAAAGTTTTTTAAGGTTCTGCCTTGCCTTAAAGCTGTTAAGGCTGGCTTGCTGCGCCGTCCTGGCTTCTACGCTTGTTTGCGGGTAAGCTGGGAACGGTACCACGCTGCACTCGTACAGCTTCGCTATTCTGTGAATTGTACGGGTGTTTGTCGCTGGGTCGTATTCGTCGCCGCCCTCGGGAACGGTAAAAGCAAAACTACAGCCGCTTAAGTCGCCCCGCTTTACAGCTTCGTAAACTTCCCTTGCGCTCTCTGTGTTCGGTAATGTCGCCCTAAACTCCAGCCCTACCGTGCTTGTTTTAAGCTCCATTGTTTTAGGTGTCCTGGCAAGCGGTACTTTGTTTGCGTCGTGGTTGTAGAATAAATGCACGTCGCTTAAGTCCGTCTGATCCAGCGCACCCGCTCTTATAATTTCCGTATAGCTGCCGCATACGTCGTTTATTATTGTGGGCGTATCGAACACAATAGCCACGCCCTCTAAAATAAGGTCTTGTGCTGCGTCTGCCGTCGCTGCTGCCCTAATTTCAGCAAGTCTTATTTCTTTCATACAGCAATTACCCCCTTTGTTTTCTCGGGTTTACAAATATATACGAACTTACCCGCCTTACAGGGTTTACACTCTCTGCAATCGCACTTTTCGCCTATATCAAGGCTTGCGCCGCAAAACTCGCATATTTTGTAATCTGTCCTTTTTTGTTTCTTGTACATCGGCTTACACCTCTTTATTGTCCAGGTTGCCTATTGCTTTCTTAAGCTGGTAGTCGGCTGCAATGCTCTGATCTATAAAGTCAAGTTTCTGTAAGCGTTTGTCGCCGTCCTGTACGCTCGGCAAGTTAAGTATTTCTAAAGCCTGGTTTACAGTAAGCAAGCCCATAGGCATAAGCTCTTTAATCAGCTGCACTTTTGTAGCGTTGCTGGTAAACTGTAGCCGCCCGCTGTCGAAAATAATAGCGTTGCCGTAAGCCTGTTCACGGTCGTTAAAAATCTTTCTTGTAAACTCCATACCCAGGGCAATAGCTATAGGCTCTATTACGCTTTCGTAGAAAGCTGCAAAAGTGTTTTCATCGTAAGAACTGTTTACAATGTTTTCACTTACACCCAGGTAATTATATATTTTTTCCCTTATTGCCTTGCTTTGGTCTGCGTCGATTATTGCGGGCTTGCTGTCTATCGGCGTGTATTCGGTTTTCTGATCCGTAGCCACTACGCCGCCGTCGTTACTCATTGCCAGGTAGTCTTGCATAAAGGCTTCTTTCTCTTTCTTGAGTAAGTCGGGTGCCATAATCTGCGTATAATGCAATATACCTCTTATGCTCGCCCCCGCCTTTATAGCGTTTATAATGCCCTCGTTTTCTGTGTGCGCAAGCTCAATAGCTGGGTAAAGGGCTGCGTTGTCGTCGCCTAAAAGCCCATTGCTGTTAAAGTTTCTGCGTAAATGGATCAAGTCACAATACGGCAGCGTCACTATTGCCCCGCTCTCCAGGGTAAAGCGGCAGTATAGCTTGTTAAGCCCGTCGCTCAAAAATTCTACATAGCTGCACGTAATAGGGTAAATGCCCGTAACGTCGCCCCTGGTGTCACGCTCCAGCAAAGCAAAGCTGTTATTGTACAAGTAATAGCGTGTAGTCATCTTGTACAAAAAGTCGTAAGCGTTCATATAGGGGTTTGGCTGCACTTGTAAAAGCCTGTTTAGCTTGCAATTACCCTCTTTTGTTCTATGATCCTCGTAGTTTATAACGTGGCTGCCCTTTAGCTTGCCGCAATTCCTGGCTATAGCGTCTACAGCTCCCCTGTAAATGTCGTTGCCGTAAGCGTCGCCGCTCCAGGTCGTAAAGCTGCCTTGCTCGTTTATAAGGGCGGCTGCGCTGCGTGCTGTTGCACTATTCTTCTTAAAAATTCTATCGAAAATGCCCATATTTCGCCGCCTTTTCTGTGTTTTATTACTATGTTTACATAGTTTACCACGTCTACAATTATATATTTGTTTGCGTTACTTGTCAAGTAATCAATGTTTACACGGTAAACAAAGTAAAGCCCGCCTACATTTCTGCGGGCGGGTCTCTCTGATCCTGTCTATTTAGTTTGCGCCAAAGGGTACTATGTCGTCGTCGTCCAGCTCTTGCCAGGTGTCCGCTGCTGCCAGGGTTGCGGGGTTGTACGTCTTGTCGGTCTCAAAGCAATTAAACAAGCTGTAATACTTAAAGCCTACGCCGCCGCCTGTCTTTCCGTTTCGGTTCTTCAGTATTACGGCTTCTACCTCTCGTACTTCGGATCGTTTACACTTCTTTACAAGGTCGGCGTTTTCTTTCTGTTCTGTTTTCGTGTAGCCTGGTTTCATTCCCTGGGGCTGCAAGGCTATTAAAACGTCGCTGCCGTACTCTATAGCCCCGCTTTCCTTAAATGCAGCCATATTAACCTCGCTGGTGTAATTGTCACGGTTAAAGCTGCTTATGCCTACTACAGCCGTTTTATAGTCTCTACTGATCCTTTTAAGCTCAAGTACGGCTTTGTCGGTGTTCTGCTTGTCGCTGGCTTTCATTTCATACGGTGCCAATATCTGCAAGTAATCAATGAATATAAGCGGCGTGCGCCCTGTAAGCTCTATATGCTCTTTAAGGGTCTGTCTTACCTGGTCTACGCCTATGTCGCCTACACCCTCGTAAATGTAAATGCGGCTGCTTACATCGTCCTTATACTTTGCTACAGCGTCGTTTATAAGCTGCGTTTCTTCCTGGCTGTAATTCCTGTACCGTGCAGCCGTTGTAATGCCCCTGGCGGTCTTTGCGTTGTAGGTCTTACCGTTGCAAAGCTGGTAAGTAAAGCGGCTTATGCTCTTGCTTATAATCTCGCTGGCTCCCATTTCAAGCGAAAAGTAAAGCACGTCTTGCCCGCTGGCTGCTATGTTGTCGGCAATATGCAAAAGCAAGGTTGTTTTTCCCAGGCTGCTTATTGCTCCCAGGATATACAAGCCAGGGTATAAGCCCCCGTCTAATTCTGCGTCTAATTTCTCAAAGCCTGTAGGCGTGTAAGCTGTGTTTGCAGCTTCTTTAATGCCGCCTATAAAGTCTTGTAGCCGTGCTGCGCCGCTGGCTGCGTTGTGGGCTTCTAAACGCTCTGCCTTTTCGGCGTTTCTGATCCGCTCAACCTCTGCCACGTTTTCGGCTATATCTGCTGCCAGCTGGTCTTTATTTGCTCGTAAAAAGTCGTTTGCGTCTTTCCTCTGATCCTCGGGGAAAGCGTCAAGCGTCCAGCGTGCAGCGAAGTAGGTAACGCCCTTAAGCTCTTTAAGGTCTGCTGCTGCCGTCTCTGTCGCTTTCTTGCCCGCTTCGTCGTTATCAAAGGCAAGTATAAGCACGCTGGTAGGTTCTTTAGCCTTTACCTGGTCTATGAGCTTGCGGCTCCCTGTACCGCCTAAAGCTACAGCCGTGCAGCTCCCGCCGCCCGCTGCCATAATGCTTATTGCGTCTATAGGGCTTTCGCATACAAAGCAAGGTAAGCCGCTGTAAAGGGCTGCGCCATTGTAAACGGGTTCGGCTGCGTCCTGGTCGCCGCTCGGGGGTTTCCTAAAACTCTTGCCCTCGGTGCTGCGTGTAATGTAATAGCTGCCGTTGCGGTTGTATGGTATTACAATTACTTTCTTGCCCTCATCATATCCCAGGTAAAAGCGTTCTATAATATCATCGGTAAAGCCACGCTGCTTAAAGTATTCAGTTTTACCCGCTGCCAGGTGGCAAGCGTCTATATACTCTTTGTAATTCATTGCGGGCTTATCCTCTTTCTTTTCTTTCTTCTTTGGTTCGGATCGGCGGGGCTGTAGGTCTACCCCGTACAGATCGGCGGCACGTTGCAGCTGGTCTTTGAACTCGCTTAAGCCCTCGTGCAATTCTATAAGCGTGAAAATGTCGCCGCCCTGGTTGCAAGAAAAGCATTTCCAGCTTTTGCCGTCTCTCGTAATGGAGAAAGCCCCGTTGCTGTTTCTGCTGCTGCCGTGTCCGCTGCTGCATAAAGGGCACTTATACATATTATGCCCCGCCCGTCTGTCGGGCTGGGTAATGCTTTGCACATAAGAAGTAAGGTGCCCCCTTAAGTCCTCTTTTTGGTAGTCGTCAATCATATAAAGAAACCTCGCTTGTTTTTTGTTGGTGTTACGCTTTTTTTTGATTATAAAAATGCGGGTGGCGGCTGGCAAGTAAGCCGCCCGCTCGGTATTATAATATTAAGATATTATAATATTAGGCTGCTCATCTTGTACCGCAAAGCCTTATTTTATCAACATCTTGCGGTATGCCAGCGTAACAGCAAATAGAAAAATCGTAACAGCAAATAGAAAGTTGCGTAACAGCAAATAGAAAAATGCGTAACAGCAAATAGAAAGTTTATTACACTGTAAACATTGTTTACTTTTCGCCGTGTTTACCTCTATGCGGAAAATAAAATACAAGGTCGTTAAGGGTGCTCACGTTCGGGATTAAGGCGGGGTCTTTCGGATCAACTTCACTTAAAGGCGTTGCCTGGCTCAATTTGTCAAAGTCCGACGTTACCCCTATGCCGTCGTAAAAGTCCGCAAGCCTGGTTTTGCTTTTCAAAAGCTCCCAGGTGCCCGAAAAGGCACGCTGCAATATAAGCCTTTTGTTTTTGGTATTCTCCAGGCGTTCTTGTAGCTGCTCGTTGCGCTCTATGATCGTGCTTGCCTTTAAGTGTGGTATGCTGTCTCCCGCTCTCTCTATGGTCTGCACTATTAAAATTACGTTCTGCGCTGCTACTTTGTTTTTTTCCTTTACTATCGTGCTATCTATCATATAAGAGTGATTAGGCAATAAGAGCGGGTCGCCGTTGCTCTTTTTAAGGGTCTTGCCGTTCTTTTTTTGCATAGATAGATTGTAAATAGTGCTTATAACCTTGTTCATATAAGGGCTTGAAAAGGCTACATTGTTTGTTTTGTCGTCGTAATATTCAAAGTTTAATACCTGGTAATAGCTCTTTACAGGCTTGCCGTTCCTGGTGCCGTGCAGCACGCCTACTACATTGTGAAAGCTCTGTATTTTTCTTAAAATCTGTTGCACGGTCTCTTTACTTTGGTTGCTGCTCCAGCCCATACGGGCGGCAAGCTCGGGCATATAGATTACAACAACGTCTTTAAGCTCTCTGCCGCCTGTCTTTAAGAACTCGTAAAGAATGTTGGTATAAAACAAGCCCAAAAGCGGCAAGTCTATATTGTCTATGCCCTCTTTGGTCTGTAGGTTCTGTAGCTCTACTTCGCTTATTTCTCTTAAGTGCGGGTTGTCCGTCGTGTCGGCAATAAACATTTTGCCATTTTCCAGGCGTAAGCCCTCTAAACTTCTGAACGGCTGCAAATAAGCCCCGCCCTCTTTGTCCTGGTGCAAGCTCAAAGAATATTGATACCCCGCAAGCGTCGGCACGGCAAGGGCTGTAGGCATTTCCTTTAAGGCTCCCGCCTTGTGCGCTGCGCTGCTGGTTCTGTTTATCCCTTTGGGTTTTTCCTTTAACAGATCGTTAATAGCCTTGTAAACGGTTTCGTTAAGGTGTTCTATAAGCTCATCGTTTCCAGGTGGTATTACAAGGGCTTGTTCTTCTTGCAGCATATCAACAATATTTACGGCAAGGTTTTTTATATCCTGGTCGCCGTCGGGTGCCTTTTCTTTCTCCAGGAAAGCCCGCAAAAGCTCTACTACGTTTTCGCTTTTATCTTTCATTCTTTCGCCCTCTTTCTCGGCTTTCTTGTACTCTCCCAGGCTTTCAGCTGCTCGGGTGTAATAATATAGGTTGTGCCTACTTTGGTAGCTTCAAGCTGTCCGCGAAAAATAAACTGTCTTATAGTGCCCTCTTTCAGCCCGTACAGCTCGCCTACTTCCCTTGTGGTGTAAAATTCTTTCATCATCTACACCCCCTTACTTTTTGTGGCTTAAAAGCGGCTCGTTGTTGGGGTCGCTCTCGTAATCGTAAATAAAAGCGTCTACCATTGTTTCTACAGCTTCTTTAATGCTTATGCGCTTTGTGTAGGCGTAATCTTTTATTTTGTCTGCGGTCTCGGTGTCAATACGGAAAGAAAACACGGGCGGCTTTTCTGCCGTCTTTGCAGCCTTTTTAGGTGCAGCCTGTACAGGATCGGCGGCGACGGGTGCCGCTGCTGGTTCTTCTGTCTTGCCCGTGATCCTGTCGAAAGTGTTGTTAAAGTCCTTTTTCTTTGCCATTGTCTTATATCCTCTCTATAATTTCTTTGGTTAATGCTTCGTACTGTATAGCCCCTTTGGCTTTCGGATCGTATTCAAAAATATCATTGCCAAAGGCTGGGGCTTCTGCAAGCGTTACATTGCTGCTTATTGTGGTCTTAAAGGTCTTGCCTGGGTTTTCAGCTTCTACACGGTCGTAAACTTGCTTATCAAGGTTCTTTCTGCCGTCGTACATCGTGAAAACGTAGCCTATAACCTCTAAAGCTGGGTTTAAGCGTTTCTTTACAAGGTCTACCGTGTTTTGCAGCTGTACAATGCCGTTAAGCGGTAAAAATTGCGCTTGCAAGGGTACTATTACGCCCGTGCTGGCTGCCAGGCTCATTACAGTAAACAGGCTCAAGGCGGGCGGGCAATCAAGTAAAACAAAGTCGTAAGCGGTCTTAAGCTGGTTTATTACGTTTGTTTTTATAAGCTGCTCTGCGCCTACTTCTTTTACAAGCTCCATTTCTGCGCCGCTCTGCCGCAAGTCTGTAGGTAATACGCTGTAGTTATTGTGTACCTTTATTACTGTGTTTACATCGGCTGCACCCTTTAAGACTTCGTACAGCGTGTCGCTTTCGCTGGTGTCTATAGCCGTGCTGGTCGTAAGTGATCCTTGCGGGTCTACGTCAACCAAAAGAACTTTATAGCCCTTATTTGCCAGGCAAGCCCCTACATTTATTGCCGTTGTGGTCTTGCCCGTGCCGCCTTTCTGATTTATGAAACTGATTACTTTCATACAGCCGCCGCCTTTCTCTTGCCGTGCCTGGTGCCGATAGCAAGCCCCGCTTTGTAAGCGTCTACAACGGCGTAAAGTATGTCGTTTGCGTCTCTCGTTTCTATTGCCTTATCAAGTAATAAGTGTAAATCCTCGGTAAACATATCAAGCTGCCCGTGTGCGTGTATGATCCTGTCGCCCTCTGTAATTTGCTTTCTAAAATCTCTTTTCATACTCTCGCCCTCGCTTTCTTCTTTCCTATACGCTCGCCTATTGCAAGCCCTACCATAAAAGCCTTGTAGCTGGCTTCGCCACGTTCGGGCGTGTCCTCAATGATCCTGTAAAAGTCCGTGCAAGTAAGCATTGCTGCTGCGGGGTTTTCTCTTGATATTTTTTCGCCCCTGGCAATAGTCTTTTCAATGTTTCGCATAGTTTATCCCTCTCTTTCTCTTAATTCGTCCAGCCGCCTTAACATATTCTCTGCAAGTATGCTTACGGGGTCGCCTGGCGTTTCCTTTACAAGCTCCAGCCCTCGGCATAACGCTTCAAACTCTCGGGCATTTATAGCTGTGAGTGAGTAAGAAACCTTACGCCCGCTGCCGTCCGTGCTTTCTGTTTTCTTTGCGTTCATTGTCTGCCCTCTCTTTCTTTGTTTTCTGTGTAAACATCGTCCACACGCTTTACATTATAGTAATGTTTGCATTACTTGTCAATAGTAATCTTTGCATTACTTAAACAAAAAAATAAAAGCAAAGGCGGCAGCCCTTACGAACTACCGCCCCGCTTTAGGAGTTAGCCAGCTCTCCAGCTGGCAATGCGTTGAGAAAAAAGAACTCTTGAAAAGAAACTTTTTAACGCTTCAATGATTAACTTAGATAGAATTGTCCCTACTTCTACGGCTCTGCTTTACGGGCGTACCATCGCAAAAGGTCGGTTTCTGTCGGTGCTCTCCAGCACCCGCCTTAAACTGTCCAGCTTAAGGGCTTTGCGTCTGCTCTCCAGCAAACTTAATTTACAATGTAAACTATGTAATCATTGTACACAATGTAAACTTATTTGTCAATCATCTACAAGCCCGTTATAGCTTGCAAAATTCTGATTTGCAGCCAGCTTACAATATACTTTTATGTCGTCGTGGTAGCCCTCGTAGTCGTCTACCCTCGTAATTTCGTATATCTTATGATTGTATATTACAAGCCAGGTAATATTTACGGGTCGCTTATTGATAACAAAAAGGGCGGCTGCGTTTTCGTCGTAAACCTTAATGCTTGTGCCCGTAAGTGTGGCGTTGCCGCCGTTGTGCCTGTAGTAAGCCCATATAAGCGAATACTCTTTTACATAGGTTTTAGTTGTTACGCCGTGGCTTGTGCTGCTTGTATAGCTCCATATGCTTAAGCGTTTGTCCTTTAAACTGTACTGATTAGCCATTATTAAGCCCTCACTTTCTGATTGTGTTTAAGTATTCCTGGTAATGATTTACAAGCCCTGTGTAAGCGTCTAAAAGGCTTGCCGTGCCGTCTATCCTGTATTTAGGGTTGCTGGCTTTCTTTGGCATAAGGTTGCCGTTTCGGTCCTCTTCAAGCCCTGTATTAGTCAAGCACCACTTTAAAAGCGGGTTGTTATTGTAGTTTACTCGCTTTGCTTTAAGGTCTTGCCCTAAAGTCTGCATAGGCAGCGACAGCGTTTTATAGCCCTGTATACACTTAATCATATTAAAGCCCTGGGCTTGCATTTCCTGTACCCAATAAACGGCACTATAGCTATCGTAGTATATCCAGGCGGGCGTTATGCCGTAGTCGTTTACGATCTCCAAAAACCACGCCGTAACGTCGCTGTAGTTTATGCGGTTGCCATTGCATAGCCGTAGTAGTCCAGCTTCAAGCCATTTATCATACGGTATTTTTTCCTCTTGCACTCGCTGTAAGAAGTTGTCACGGGGCAAAAAGTACATTTGCGTAACGTACCGCTTTTCTTGTGCGTCCATTAAAAGGATCGTGGCGCAAGTTAAGTCTCCCGTAAGCGACAGATCGGCACCGCCTATAGCATAAAAGCCCCTAAAGTCGGTTAAGCTGAACGTTTCGGCGTTTTCGATCTCGTCATATTGCAGCCAGGCTGTATTTACTGTTTGGATCACGTTAAAATCTTTGCATAGCAAGCCCGTTAAGTCTTTCGGGTTCTGCCTTGCTCTGTCTACCTTTTCTATGATGTCGTCCAGCTTCTTTATACGGTTTAAGCCAGGGTTTGCCTTTTCCCAGGCTTTCGGCTGCAAGTACTCTTTCTTGTCGTCCAGCTCGTAAAGGATCGGCAAAAAGCCAGGGTCTATTATTATGCCGTCGCACACGTCGCAAGCGTACTTGTACATATCATCAAAAATACATTCTCGCACCGTTCCCGCTGTCGTTATCATAATTAAAAGCGGCTGCCGTCTTGCGCTTTGGCTCTGCTTCATAACCTCATATAAGTTACGATCCTTTACGGCGTGCAGCTCGTCTATTATTACAAGCTGGCTGTTAAGTCCGTCTAAAGTGTCGCTGTTCTTTCCCAGGGGCTGCGCCTTACTCATATTGTAGCCAAAGTACAGATCACTTTTACGCTTCTTACACGCTTGCGCAAGCTCGGGGCTTTGCTTAACCATATTGCAAAGCTCGTCAAAGATTATTTTTGCCTGGTCTTTCTTTGTGGCAACGCTGTACACCTCTGCGCCTGGCTCATTGTCTGCAATTAAGCAATACAAGGCAAGCCCCGCAAGCATAGTACTTTTGCCGTTCTTCCTGGCTACATAGAAAAGCGTTTCTTTATAACGCCTGTAGCCTGTTTCTTTATGTATAAAGCCAAAAAGTGCAGCTATAAAAGCCTTTTGGAATAACTCAAGCTGTATATGCTGCCCCGCCCACTCGCCCTTGCTGTGTCTGCAAAAACGCTCTATAAACTCTATAGGCTTTTCGGCTCTCTTTTCGTCGTAAATATACGGGTCTTGCGGGTTCTCTATTTCTGCCTGTAGGGTCTCGTATATCTTGCGCACCCTCTTACTTACAATGCACTTGCCCGCTCTGATCTCGTTTACATATTCAGTAATATAATTCATAGGCTTTACCCGTCCTTATCCTCTATAAAGTCGTAAAGCGGGTTGCCCGTGCTGCGTGTCGTGTCCTCTTTCGGTAAAAGGTCGCATAGCTGCTTAAAAGTGCTATTGTACTGTTTAAGCGTGTTATTGTAGCTGCGTAACGCTGGGCTTTCTCTCATAAAGTCTTGCTTGCCCTGTTGGAAGTGTTCAAGCGTTCCCGTTTCCTTTACTTGTTGCTTAAGCTCTGCCAGGGTTGCTTGCATAAAAACAAGCTCGTCTGCCAGGCGTGCAGCTATCGGCTTTTTATCTGTCGGTATCTTTTCCAATATTTCTTTAAGCTCTGTGCTTATTTTTCTGCGTGCCATTAAATACACCTACTTTCTTGTAAATATACGCTGTTTACACGGTATACACGGCTTACAAAGTATACCCCACCCCCTATAGCACCCCGTAGGGGTTTTCTTAACTCCCCCTCGACGGTTCTCCCAGTCTCTTTGCGTTAAGGGGTAGTGCGGGGCTTCTCCCGATCCCTCGCTATGCCGTCTATTTGCCCCGTACAGCCGTTTTAGTGTCATAGTGGCATATTTCTACCCTTGCGCCGTTTTAAGCCCTCTACGGGCGTTCTACGGCTTCATTTCTTCTAAAAGCTGGTCTAAAGCTGCTGCCGCTTGCTTAAAGTCGGTTATTTCCTTGCCCTCTTTTACCTTTGCTATGCTGCCGTCGTCTGCAAAGTAAGCCTTGCTATGCTGCTGCATATGCTCTTTGTTGTGGCAATCCTGGCATAGTGCTTCTAAATTGCTCCAGCTTAAAGCTATGGTAGGATCGTTAATATTGTCGGGCGTTAAGTAGGTCTTGTGGTGGCAGATCACGGCAACGCCGCCGCAACGTTCACATATATAGT